AAAATCAGTGTATGCGTTGGGTGTTCCGTTAAAAAATAGGTTGTATGCAGAGCCTACTATTCCCCGCTTAACCCAACCAGACCATGTAAATTTTTTGGTGTCTGTTGGCGTTGTAAGAGTCCGGTTCAGGTACGCACTTGCACTTTGACGAAATCGCAAAGAACGGGTTAAGTTGTAACCCGATGGGCCGTTAGCTGATAAGACGGGAAAGGTCATGCGACACCCTGTGAACGGCCTTGCTCATACAAGTTTGTACCGTCAGTTCGGAACACAAAGTAATCTTTGGCAGATGCGGCAGTGGACAGTGTTGGCGCAGTGCCAGAGGCCCACTTGAAAATTGAATTCCAAGTAAGTGTGTTGCTACCAGCGTTCTGGATCACCGCCAGCGCATAAAAAGCACCAGAGACAAGGCTAGATGGCGCTCCCATTGTGCGATTGCTCGACACGAAGGTAAAGGTAGCCACTTGGCCTGTGGTTGTGTCCCAAGCGACTGTAGCCGCATCAGACAGGGCAATGTTAGGGCTGTAACCCGTACCAACTACACCCAAACGGTTGTTTGTGGGGTCATAGGACAGATTGGATTCATTGCCCAATGCCGATGTGCCGTTACCGTAGGGGATGTAGCCAGCAGTCAGGGTTGTGAGGCCAGTACCGCCAGCGGTAACAGGTAGTGTGCCAGTCGCCAATACGCTTGTAGAGGTAGCATACACCGCCCCGCCAGAAGTAAAGGATGTCAGGTTTGTACCGCCGTTGGCAGTCGCCAAAGTTCCTGCAACCGTTACTGCACCTGTGGTGGCTGTAGCGGGAGTTAAGCCTGTTGTACCAAAGGTGATGGACGCCACATTGGTTGTTGTAGCGTTTGACGCCAACAAAGTAACCACGCCAGAACTGTTCTTGGCGTACAGCTTCATGTCAGCAGTGTTGAGCCCCAACTCTCCAGCAACCAAGTTGCCAGAAGTCGGAACTGCCGCCGCAGTTGTGCTGTAGTACAGCGAAATTGGGGTGAAGTTTGTAGCCGCCATTTTTAATCCTCAGAATGTTCCGCCAGAAATGCCCGACCATGTCGGTGCGCTTGCTCCTGCCGATGTTAATACCTGACCCGCCGTTCCTGCCGCAGTAAATGCAAAGGCAGTTCCCGTTCCATAACTAGCGCCACCCGCTGTAGGTGTTGCTGTGCCATTCGTTCCACCATTGGCAATTGCAAGTGTACCCGCTACTGTTATGGCTCCAGATGTCGCCGTAGCAGGCGTCAAGCCCGTAGTTCCAAAATTTATGGTGGTTACTGCTACACCCGACAATGTAGACCATTGCGGTGCAGTTGCGCCAGAATTAACTGTCAAAATTTGATTTGCAGTGCCAATTGCCAACGTGTTGTATGCGCTAGTTCCTGCGCCGTAAGTCAATGAACCTGTTGCCAAGGTAGTTAGCCCTGTGCCGCCATTTGACACAACAAGCGTTCCCGCTAATGTAATAGCACCTGAAGTAGCACTTGAAGGCGTAAATCCAGTTGTTCCGCCGCTAAATGTGGTAACAGCAACGCCAGACAAGGTAGACCATTGTGGGGCTGTAGCGCCAGTGTTTACAGTCAATACCTGTCCAGCAGTGCCAATGCCAAGCCTTGTACCAGCACCGCTTGTTCCGCCATAAATGGTGTCACCCGCCGTAGTCATTGGAGACAACGCATTAAATGCGGCTGAGGCAGTCGTTTGACCAGTACCTCCGTTGGCAATCGGTAATGCAGTGCCAGACAAAGTGACGGCAAGCGTGCCAGAGCTTGTAATTGGAGAACCAGCAACCGACAAAAACGCTGGAACACTCATGGCAACCGATGTCACCGTGCCTGCTGTACCGTTTGAGGCAGAAGTGATCTGACCCTGAGCGTTAACAGTAATATTGGCATTTGTATAACTTGCCGCCACAACGCCAGTCACATCAATGCTAATTGTGCCCGTAGAGGTGATTGGGCCGCCCGTAAGGCCTGTTCCAGTGGAAATGGAGGTAACACCAGAGCCAGAGGCCAAAGACGTCCAAACACCATTTAAATAGGCTTCCAACAAAGCAGTGGTGGTGTTGTAGCGCAGTGTGCCGTTGGTTGGAGAGCCAGAACGCTGTCCAGTGGTTCCAAAAGGCAAAAGCACGCCAGCAGAGCCGGGGAGTGTTGGGTTGCTAGAAATTGAGATTGTAGGATTGCCGCCAACGCCACTGCCGTTTGCCACATCAATTTGACTTGCAGTTCCCGTGATCACTGAAGACGTAATCGCACCCGCCGTGGACAGGGTTACCAAACCATTAAAACTTGCATTGGCAAAGTTAGATGTCTGCCCAGACAAAGAGATTGTCGGATCGCCAGAAACGCCAGAACCGTTTGCAATTGCCAGACCAGAACCAGAAACCGCTATAGAACGGTTTGTAATGGCCGTAGAAGACGTCTTAACTTGAAACCCAGTGCTGGAGTTCACTAAGGACAAAAGAGCCCCTGTGGTCGATATATTGAAGAGCCCTTGAGCGCCGCCGTCCGTAATAACCAAACCATTGGTCACGCCAACATAACGGCTGTTTGCCAGTTGAGGGGTTTGGCTGACAGTTAAGTAGGAATAAGTTTGAACGGGTGAGCCAGCAAGCGCCGCAGTCGTTGTGCGAACCGTCACCCCATTCTGAACAATAGGGACGGACTCAGTACCAGTGATCGCACCAGCGGCGGGAAGTTGGGTGATTGATACTTGTGCGGACATTTATGTGCTCGTGTTCTCTGGTGGGTTCGGTGCAATGGTATCCAAATTCCCGTTGCTTGTCGGCGTTTGGGTGTTACCTTGCGTCGAAATTTGGAATTGGCTAGAACCATCCAACGACTCACTGCCAGTCATCAAGAAGTTATCTGTTGCCGCCACGCTGACATCAGGACGAGGAAACCGCAAGTTGATCCTTTCGGTTTTGCGTGCAGGCAAGCGATAGGGGTCGATTTGATCGGCACAGCCTTGATCGCACACCCGCAGGCCGGGGAAGTTCGGATCGCGTCCCAACGACACAAAGGTGCGCTTCATCTTGCATCGGTCACATACGCCGATTGCAAGCGAAGCCAGTCCTGTTGTGTCAAGGAAAACGGTCATGCTATCCACCTGCATTCAGTGATGTGTTGGTATTTGCCATTGTGCTTCACATTTGGGTTGTTTAGCCAGCGATATAGCGTTCCATGCCGCACACCAATGGAGCGAGATGCCTCCATCAAAGATTTGTACTCAACGCCATTTACAGCACATGCACGCATTGGGTGGCAATTTTTTAAAGATTCAACATGCTCTTTGGGTAATTTTTTTCCAATCCGAGCCGCACTTTGACGCTGTCGAACTTCTGGTCTTTTCATGGCCGCACTTAATGCCAGCTTTTGTTTTTCGCGCATGACTGGATTGCTCATTGGATTGCGCTCAAACATCATCTTTCTTTTGCTTGCTTTGTGTTTATCAGTGTGACGAAATCCCGCAGAACCCATGCCACCTTCAGCAATATTGGCAAGCTGAACGCCCATCTGTCGGAACGTGTCAATCAAAAATATTTCGTGATCAAATGCCTCTTGCTCTGTTGCCCACTTGGCAAGAATTTGAACGCCAAATCCATTGTGCTTTTTGACGGTACGCTTCCAGACAATGTTTCGCCCAGCAGAACTGTGCGCACGGGGTTCCGTTCCTTTACCAATGTAAAAGATAGAGCCGTTTGGCTTATTGTGAGCGTATGTCAAAAATTGCATACTATTTATCTGGTATAAACTGAAATGTTAGGTGCAAAATACACGGGCGACTTGTCGCGCTCTTCCTGCTCGGCTTCGTAAAGGTACTTGTCGGCCATCTTTTCCAAGTAGGCGACTTTGTCCATGCCAACGGCAGGCAATTCGAGGCTCATACGGTGAGCCAGCATCATCACGGTTGCTTCATACCAACGCTCTGGAATCTCAAGCTCGTCAGTCAATGAGCCCACATCCATGATTTGGCGCGAGTACCAGACCGTCATTTGGATGAATGGATCGCTCGGTGTAGGCCACAAATTGATCGTTGGGTTGGGAATCGTGCGGTTGAACCAAAACTGATATGGTTGGTTGGCCGTAAAGTTCTTGTTTGGCAGGTTGGTGTAATCATCGCGGTTCAGGCGGGACATCTGAATCTCACGGCTGTTGTTGCCAATAAACCATTCGCGCAAGGCCAAAGTTGTGCCATTAGAGGCCAAGATTCGGTAGTACGCCACGTTTTGGCCGGGGTCTATATCAGTCCAAACCCATTTGTTATCCGTTACGGTTATCGAACCAAGACTATCCAAGGTAGACCAAGTCGAATTGTCGGTGGAGTATTGCAGGGTGATTGTCCACACCGCACTGCCACCACCAGCCACATATGGCAAAAACCCAATAGAACCCGCATAAATTGGATTAGAAGTCCCAAAATTCACAGTGAAGTTGCCATTTGCAGAGGTTTGTTGGCAATAGGTCTCGACGTCTTGGTCGTACAGGTTGGAAACAGTGCCGCCTGCGGAGGATGTGTAGCTACCGTCAGGTCGGTTCATCGTGCGATAGAGCACGTTTAAAGCGTCTACAGCACCATTGGGTAGGGTGTACTGGTACTTGTCTGCTTGAAGCCCTACAACCTCTTTGTCGATGGCCCAATACTGGATACCACGGTTGATCAGGCTGGACAAAAGAAAGTGCAACGACTCACGCGAAGATAAAACCTGCTCAGAGGTCAACTCTTCAGCAAGTTTTCCGCACCGACGAGCACCGTGATCAATCAGCTTCTGAACATTGATGACCGTTGTGCCATAAGTTCCCGAGTACGCCATGTTGGTTTCCTTACCAGCCGGGGCAATCCCACCGCTTCAGCGATGCCTTAGCGCGTGGTGCATCACCCTTTGAATGCTCTACAACTCCGCTCATACGAGCGCAGAATGAATCTTTTCTTGGGCCACCTT